CGTTGCCCGCGTTGGTCGGCGGGGCGTCCCACGACACCGTGACGCCGGCGCCGGGCGGGAGCACCGTGGGCGTCTGGCCGTGCGCCACGAGGGGCAGCGACAGCAGCGCGAGGAGCACGATGGCGATCAGTCGGAATGTCTGCATCTGTCGAACCCTCTATGCGGCCAGCCGGTAGAACCGGTGCGCGTCAATGACCACGGTTGGTGTCTGCCCCTGCGCCCATGCCGGCACGCGGCCGGGGGGCACCATCGATCTCGGGGCGAAGTAGTGATCTGCCCCGCCCGTGGGGTCGGGGGCCACGCCGCCCATCACGTCGTCGGCCACCTGGAGCGCGCGAGCCAAGGCGGACCCGGGCGAGGGGGACGCGCCATCGACCAGTTGCTGGGCCGCGGCCATCACGGCGGCGTAGTTGCTCGGCCCACCCCACTCGTACCAGCACGAGAACTGCGACGGGCGCAGACAGACGCCCTTCCATCCGTCGCCGAAGCGCCGCGGATGCAGCGTGCGGTTGCGGATGACCCACGCCACCGCGTGCTGCCCAACGAGCCGTTCCCGCCGCGCCTCCCCGAAGACCGTCAGGGCCGTGGCTTGCCGGTCGGTCAGTTCGTTGCGGATCGCCAGCGCGTTCATCGCGTGGTCTCGCGCTTGCCGGGCCTGCGGGATGTCGTGTGGTGCTGCATGTGGTCGCTAACTCCTGTTCGGCCAACAGAAAAGGCCACGCTGCTCCGCGCGTGCGTCTCCGCACGGGAACAGGTGGCCTTGCCCTGTCGGCCTGGTTGTCATCCGCCCCCGCACCGGCCAGGTGCTGCGTCGCCCGGTTCATGAGGCCGGGCCAGGGGGCGAACGTTCGTGCTACGGCGTCACTGGCGCCGCTTGATGTCCTTCACGTCGCCCTTGATCTCAGCGAGCTGCTGCTGGATCGCCTTCAAGGCTTCGTCCTGCCGCGCGGCCGCCAGCGCCGCCGGCAGGACCGCCTGCTCGAGCGCCTTCACGCGGACCTCGAGCGATTGCACCTGGTTGATGTACGTGACGCCACTGGCGAAGAGCGCGAGCAGTGACAGCACCATCGGCAGCGTGGCGTTCTCGCGTACCCAATCGGCCAGCGTCCGCCGTTCGTCCGGCATCACGTCTGCATTCATCGCGGCGAGTCCTTACCGGGTGGCTCACCGGACGGGTCGGCCTTGCGAGGCTGGCCGGTCTGCCAGTCGATACCGGCGTAGCCAGGCAGGGCCGCTCGCACGGCGGCGTCGATGGCGTCGCGCTGCGACTGCAGGGCCTGCGTCGTGGCTTCGACCTGCGCCCGCAGGAGGGCCATGCGGAGTTGCGCGTTCTCGACGCGGAGCGCGAGGTCGGGAGGCAGCGCCACGGGAGCAGGAACGCCTGCGACATCCCCGGTCGGTGGCTGTGGCGGCTGGCTGGCTGGCGACTGCGCGAGCAGGACGGCGGCGACGATCGACGGCAGAATCACGCCCGCCTCCATGCCCGCGGGGCACACAGCACCAGCGCCACCAGCAACAACGCGGCGGCGCTCGGCTCGGGGACGGGCTGCGGAGCTGGACCGATGCCCATCTCGTCCTCGACGCGCGAGACCCATTCGGTCGTCGGCGGCAGTGCGTCCCCCAGGGGCGAGGTCGGCAGGTAGGGATTGACGAGCACTGGCGGCATCGGCGGCTCAGCGCACGGGAACGTCGCGGGATAGGGTGTGCAGTTCATGGCGTGGCAGTGTGGCGCAGGCGCGTAGCTCTCGCCAGTAGAACGCATGGCGGTCGTCCCGGCATCGGCGGCGACGGGACGCGCCGTCAGCATGTCCCGCCCGTCAAGATGCCGTAGGTGAACACGAGCGTGCAGGTGCCCGTCCCGGCACTGTTGCGGACCGTCTTGGTCCCGTCGAAGCCTGACGAGCCGTCGATCAAGAGTTGCGTCGGATAAATCGTCAGGCTGTTGGTGCCCGCCGACGTCTGCACGCGCATCTGGGCCCGTGCCCCGGTAACGAGCGCGTCATCGCCGGTGGCGGCCGAGATCGTCGCCGAGTAGGTGCCCGCATCCCCGCCAGAGACGTCGCTGATCAGCGAGCTCAGTGTCGAGAAATGCGAGTGCGTGTAGTCCGTGCCCTGCGTCGAGACGAACACATTGCCCTGATCCGTGAGGTCGGCCGCATACATGCCGCCGACGGCCCCACTCGGCGTGAACGGGAAACGATAGGCGCGCGTGCTATCCCAATCCGCGGACCCGGTCGACGGCGTGATCGAGACGCCAGACGTGGTCAGCGAGACATTGCCAGCGGCGAAGGTCCCCGACCCGCCGATGCTCGCCGCGCCCTGGATCGACAAGCTGCCCGTGCTGGTGATCCCGCCGGTGTCGCCGTCAAATTCGAGCGTGCAGGCGATGCCTGTCTTACACAGGCGGAAATAGCGATCGGTGATTTGGGCGTAGCCCTTGTTCGATCCTCCGGTGTACCAGTTCCCAAGGAACAACCCAGACGTGCTGTCCAGGCTCGCGTACAGCGTGCCGGCGTTGTCGTACATCTCCAGCGCCGTGGTGCCGCTCCCGCTGTAGGTGACCTGCGCGCGCGCCCCGGCGTCCGAGCCGAACTTCGTAACCGTCGGGCCGATGGTCACTCGCGGCGTTGTGCCGTCGTCGTCGAGGATGCCGACAGTCCCATTGCTGGCATTCAGCAAGATCCGCGAGACTGTGCCAGAGCGCCCAATCAGATTGCCGCTCGTGTCGGCGAACCAGTTGCCGTAGCCGCTGTCGGTACGGCCGACCGTCAGGCCGGACGCGCTCATCTGCGCGTAGGTCGTCGTGCTGCTGCGGATGCGAAAGCCGTTGGTGGTCTCGGCCGTAATGTTGATGCCTGCTCCATCCCCCGCCGCGAAGCCGTACTCGGCGCCGCTGTAGCCGTAGGCGCCATTCAGGTTGCCCCACCGCGTGCGCGGCGTGAAGTTGGCCGCGACCGGCGCGGTCGTCCACGTCGCCACCTGCCAGTACGGCGACTGCGAACCCTCTGTGCCATCGTTGGCGCGCGCGACAAGGAAGCCCTGCCCACTGACCCCGTAGTCGATGACGAGGGCGTCGGCCGCCACGACGGTGCTCGACGCCATCGCGCCCGCATTGCCGCCACTGCCGCGGGTAAACGTCCAGGACTGCGTGCCGTCGTTGCCGCTTGTGCCGTCGGTGTAAGTGGTGACCTGGCCGACGCAGTCGCCGATCGAGACCTCGATGTTGCCGTCGTTGTCGGCGTCGGCGCGGGTCATCGATCGCAGCACCACCCAGTCATTCGCGGCGAAGACGCGCAGGTTGCCGTGGCCCGGGAAGTCGCGGACCCACAGCGTCGCCGTGCCCGCGGAAGCCGGACAGGTGAAGTCCTGCGCGAGGACGACGGTGCTCTTGGCGATGATCTGCCCGCCGTTGAGGGCCGTCTCAAGGTCCGCGATGAAGTTCTTGGTATAGAACTCGTCGGCGTAGGTGTACCGGAAGTCGGCCTCGCCCGCGTAGGTGATCCCCCAGCCGGTGGTCCGCGACGCGAAGTTGGCCGAGCGGATCGTGTTGGCGGACGCCATGACCAGGGCGTCATTGATCTGGACGATGCCGCCGGCGTCGAGATTTAGCGTGCCGGCGCTGCTCGTGATGTCGCCGCCGTTGAAGGCGCCATCGCCGGACGCCGTCAGGTTGCCGGTGATCGTGCTGCTCGAGCCGGCCGCGAAGCCACCGGTCAAGGTCGACAGGCTGGCCACGTCGAGTGTGCTGCCGACGCTCGCGGTCCCTGAGGCCGTGAAGGCGCCCGAGCTGGTGAGGGCGCCAGCCGCGGTCGTCCCGGTGTTGTTGACGGTCAGGCGAGTACTGCCGCCCGTGCAGACGACGAGCGAGTTCGTCGTGTTGCGCGCGAGCCCGGTGTCCGTATCGGACGAGAAGTACAGCGCGCCATTGGTGGCGCCGCAACCCCCGTCGCGCAGAGCGATGCCCGACGAGAACGTCTGCAGCAGCGACCAGGTCTCGGCTTCGTCGGTGTACCCCGTCGTGGCGGGCAGGTCCGTCTTGGCGAGCAACCGCTCGAAGATGTCGCCGTCCCCGTCCGCGAACAGGACGTTGGTGCCGCCGCTGGTGCCCAAGCCGTCGAGGCGCACCGTCGAGCCGTCCGGCGGGGCCGGCGTCGCCCCGACGCTCAGCGTCCGCGCCGCCGTCCCGGTTTGCGCCACCGCCACGCCCGCCCATGCCACCCACAAGGCCAGCGCCACCAGCCACGTCGCTCCTGCCTGCTGCCTGTGCCTCATGCTCATGCCACCTTTGTGACGCGGCCGTGTCCGACGACCGCATTGCTCGTGAGGGAGGCCACGCGCGCCTGGACGAGGCACGCCCCAGCCGGCGGTGCGTTGTACTGGTGCGTCGGGAACGCGAAGAAACTGTTGTCGCTGTAGTTCCCAAACGCCCAGGTACTCAGGCTGGAGACCGGCGTGCCGTTGATCAGGAGCCGCAGTTGCAGCGGCACCGCGGGCGTGTTGCTGCTGATCTGATAGGCCGCCGGCCGGAACTCCCACGTCCCCGTTGGGTCGCTGGGGTGGTCGATCGGCACGGCCTCGCTGATGTCCTGCCACGTCGTCGTCACCGGCATCGTCTGTGCGTTGCTGCCGCCGATGGGCAGCGAGAGCCCAACATAGGGCGCGGCCACCGTGCCACCGGTGCCCGACGACCCACCGCCGGCCCCCACGACGCCGACGACGCCGGCCGCCCGGCCCGCGCCCACCGACCGCCACGGCTCGCGCCAGTCGCGCCCGATGCCGGTCTCGACCATCGTGAGCTGCATGCGCGGGATCTGGTTCAGGCGCCCGATGTCGAGAATCTCGACGTCCTGGATGGTGAACGTCCCGGAGATGTCGTGGTCCGGGAATGAGCAGAGCGCCGACATCCACGGGTAGATTTGCCCGACGTAGTCGGTCTGGATCGTGAAGGTCTTCGGCGACTGCGCCCGCTCGGCCAGGTCGATCAGGTTGCGCGCGTGCGTCTGCGCGAGGTCGAGGTCGCCCTGTCGCGCGACCGACACATCGCGGACGGCCGCGTAGTCAAAGGCCCCCGTGCTCAGTTGCGTGCCCGCCAGCCACGAGCGCACGACGGCCGGATGCTGCACGCGCGGGGTGTACCGGATGACCGTGGTGCTCGAGGGCGCGCTGCTCGACGTGCGCAACGCGGCCTCGGTCGCATCCCAGCGCCAGCCGGTCGACCCATCCAAGGGCGTCGACGTGCTGTTGACGTAGAGCCCCACCAGCGTGCCGTTGTCGAGCGTGAGCCCTTCCTCGGCCACGACCGCCGCGGTCAGCCCGCTCGCGAGCGCCAGCGTGGCCTCGCCCGCCCCGTTGACCGTCGCGGCGGCTGAGAGGCTGTAGGGCCCATGGGCGGCGGCGCGGATCGTCAGGCCGGCACGGAGCGAGATGGAGGCCGGGGCGCCCGTGATGGCGATGGTCGACACTGCGGCGGCGTAGCCCGCGGCCGCGCTCACGCCAATCTCGGGCGGCAGCACGTTGACCGGGAAGATGGTCCGCACGCCGTTGGCCGCATGCGCCTCGACGTGGTCGAAGTAGTCGCTGCTCTGCCCGCTCGTCGTGGCGAACATGCGCGAGGCCAGCCGCACCTGGTCCTGGCTCCACGCGGCCGAGCCGACCAGCACCGTCCGGTTCGACGCCGTAAACGACGTGGGGGCCGGTGTCAGCGACGCGGGGAACTGGTAGCCGAGCCACCGATCCCCGTTGACGCGCCACGCCTGGCCGGTCTGCTGCGTCCAGTCGTCGAAGATGGCCTTGACGGTGTACCCGAGATAGGTACGCGCCGCGAGGATCGACCCCTGCCCGGCGGACATGGTTGGCGTTGTCCAGCCCTTCGCGGACAGGAAGCTGCCGCACAGGTTGATCGCCGCGGTGGTCAGGCGCGTGGACGAGGGGACGGTGTAGACCGGGACGATGACGTCGTCGGCCTCGAAGGCCCAGCCGCGCGCCTCGGCTCGCGTCCGCACGCCCGTCTTGCTGACTCGCTCCGTGACGCGCGTCACCACGCCGCCGTATTCCAGCAGTGAGCCGTTCTGGTCGATGCGCAGGAAGTCCCCGACGGCGATACGGAACGCGAACAGGGGATCGACCATGTCCAGCGTGGCGATTTCGACCGCGCCCTGCTTGCTGATGCGCAGGGTCCGCAGTTGCGTCACGCTGTTGGCCGCCGAGGAGTTGACCCAGATGTTCAGCGCCATGCGCCCTGGAACTCCAGTTCTGGACCGATGTGCGGCACCAGCGCGCCCGACAGTTCGCGCCCGTCGACGTTCAGTGCCCCGACACCGGCCGCCTGCATCGCACGGGTCACCGCGGCCGCGAGGCGGTCGTAGTCCATGCCCGAGCCCCCGCCACTGCTGGCGCCCGCGTTCAGCGTCCCCAGCATCGCCATGCCGCGCCGCGACAGCACACCCTCACCAGGCGTCAGCATCGCCGGGACGGTGTCGGTGCCCTTGGGCACGAACGGCCAGCCCATCGCCGCGTACACCACGCCGCCGTTGCGGAAGTACGTCCCGTCGCCGTTGCTCTCCGTCTGCCGATCCGGCGGCGTCGTGACGTCGACCTCGACGCGCGGCTTGACGACCTTGCTCCCGATGGTGTCCAGCGCGCTCGACAGCGGCCCCTTGAGCATGTCGATCAACTCCTGAATGGAGTCGGCCACGCGCTGGAAGGTCGTCTGGAGGTCTTCGCCGAACTTCAGGTGCGTGATGTCCGTGAGCGCCTCGCCGTTCTCGTCGACGAGTTGCTTGGTGCGGAACAATTCCTCGATCCACGGCTGCATGTTCGCCGGGAGCGTGGTGCCGAACTCGAGCGACTGATTGACGAGCGCGCTGATCTCCTCGCGCATCCCGTGCAGGATGGTGCCCATCGACGCGCCGCCGCGCTGGAGCAGGTCGACGTCATCGACCATCTGCTGCGCGGTCGTCGTGGTCTTGTTCTGCTGGTAGCCTTGGCCGAGCGCGTCCGGGTTGATGCCGTAGCGGGCGGCGGCTTCCTCGTACTTCCGGTAGTCGACCTCCGGGGCCTGCGTGAGTTGCGCGATGAGGCGCGCGTTCTCCTCGGTCATGTCGCCGAGGCGCACCGCGGCGTCGAGCGCGTCGAGCAGGCCCTGCGGCAACCGCTGCCCGAGTTCCAGCGACTGCCCGAGCAAGTCGCCCATCTGCTCGTTCACGCCAGCCAGGATGGCCCGGTAGTCCGACATGACGTCGTTGATCCGGGCCATCGCCGCCCGAGCCGTCTCCGGCCGGCTGGTGTCGAGGAGCTTGCCCACCTCGGACTCGGCCTGCGCGGCCGAGTAGCCCATGCGCTCGTAGGCGTCACGGACGACGATGGTGGTCGCGGCCCACTGTTCGCCGGCGGCCTCGTTGACCTGTTGCGCGGTCATCGTTTGCCACAGCGACTGCTGGAACGTGTCGACCTCGACGCGGGCCTGCTTCACTTCCTTGGAGACGGACGCGAAGTGCTTGACCAGCATGTACACGCCGACCGCGGCGGCGCCGATGCCCATCGTGGCCGCGCCGAGCGCGACGGTCGACGTGATGGTGCCGGCCAACATCGCGCCACTGACCGCGCTCGCGGCGCCGCCGATCATCGACGCGTATGGGTCGCCCCCCGACATCGCGCCGATCGCGGCAGACCCAGCCATCCCGATGCCAATACCAGCCGCCTGCCCGCCGCGCCCGTCCCACCAACTGCCGCTGCCGGAACGTGGGGCCAGGCCCGCGGACAGCCCGCGCTGGCCGGTGACGTTCTGCTGTAGCCCGCCCATCATTGAGTACGGGTTGGTCGAGTCGATGGTGATGCCGCCGTACGGGTCCGGCTGGAACGCTCCCGCGATGCCGGTCTGCAGGTAGGTCGAGCTCGCCGAACTCAGGAGCCCACGGTAGGCCGCCGTGCGTTCGAGTTGCGAGACGGTCGCGCCAAGGCCGATGGCCGGCATGACCGTGCGCAAGTACGCCACCGTCGACGCGGTGAGCTTCGCCAGCGCCGCCTCGGCGGACGTGGTCGCCGTGGCCAGGCGGGTCCGCGCTGCCGTCACCTGGTCGTCGGCGCCGTGCGACGCCATCGGCCGCAGCGATAGCGACCCGTGCGAGGACACCGGCGACATCGGCGCCAGCGTCTTCGGGTCGAGGTAGTTCGCCGCCGCATTCAGGCCGGACGGGATGAACGCCAAGGGGCCGAGCAGCGCCTGCTGGCCGAGCGATGGCACCCACGACGGGATATTGGCGGCCATCTGCTGGCCGATGGGGCCCGGGGCCATCATCCGACCGATGGCCTCACTGATGCCTGTGCCGATCCGCATCACGTCGCTGAGCATGCCGGCCGTCGCTGCCTTGGCCCGCAGCGCGACGCGGTCCCACGCATCGCCCATGTCGTCCAGCGCGGCGATGTCGCGCTCGCTGATGACCAACCCGAGCCGCTCGGCCTCCGCGGCCGTCTCGCTAAATCCGGCCTTCACCGCTGGCAGCAGTTCCAGCGCACCCTTCCCGAAGATGCGGGACCACGTATCGGCCTGCACCATCGGGTCTTTGATGGCCTTCACCGCGTCCGCGATGTCGAGGAACGCCTGCTCCGGCCGCATCGCCATCAGCGTCCGGTGCGACAGCCCCAACTGGTTGAGCGCCCCAACCGCCCCCGCGTTCCCAGACACGAGATTCCGGCTCATGTTCGAGATGGCCGATGCCACCGCCGCGATGTTGCTGCCGGACATCTTCGCCGCGTAGCCCATCGCCTGCAGGGCCTGCGTGCCGATGCCGGTGCGGTCGGACAAGTCCTTGACCTGCCCCGCCGTCGTCACGATCTGCGTGCCAAACGACACGACCCGCTCCACCGCGAAGGCCGCGAGGATCGACCGGCCCAGCGCGCCCATGGACGAGCCCATCACGCCGGCCTGCCGCGAGGCCTCCCCCGTCGCCCGGCCCGCGCCTTCCGCGCCGCGCTGGGCCTTGGCCATCGCGTCGGCCGCGATCGTCCCCATCTGATTGAGCTGGGGGGCCATCGCGATCACGTCGCGCGACAGCTTCGTCGAAGCCGCCGACGCTTCGCGCATCGCACGGTCGATCGTGGAGCCAGCCTTGCGCGCGGCGTCGTCGACCTTCCCGAAGGCGCGGTCGACCTCGGCCAGGTCCGCTCGGGCCTGGGCCTGCTCGATCACGATCTGGTAGCCGACGAGTTCGCGCATGGGGTCCGTGGTCTAGGTCGGCGTCCGAGGCGGGCTCAGGACGTCGTAGATGATGGCCAGCCGCTCCACACAGGTCAGGGCCTCGTCCGGGTCGAGGTCATGCAACGCCAGGCCCAGCACGTACCCGCCGGCCTGCAGGTCAATCACCAACCGCTGCGCGATGCGCCGCCAGGTGGCCCACGCGAAGCGGTTCTCAGCATCCAGGCCGGCGACGGCCGCGCGGATCACGCACGTCTCGCAGTTGTAGACGTCCAGATCCGCCTCGACCTCGTCCGGCTCCTGGTACAGGCAGCACGGGCTCTTGCCCGGCCCCTCGTCGACCCACGTCTCGCAGAACTTACGAAGCTGGGCGAAACGACGCCTGCTGCGCCGCGACCTCGACGCGCTGGTTCCGGGAGGCGTAGTCGATCAGTGCCTTGCGGATGTGCGGGTCGAGCCCGATCTTCGTCTCGCGGGTACACGGCACCGGCACCAGCGTGCCCTGCTCGTCCCGCGCCCCGATGCCCGTCCAGTCCTTGATCACCCAGTCGAGGACGTCCTCGGCGACGGCGTCGTGATCGGTGTGCTCGATCATCTGGCCGAGATGGTTCGGCCGGCGCGTCGTGTGCGTCTTCTGGAACTGCGTGACCTTCTTCTCCGGCAGCAGGCGGAGCACGTACGACGTATCGCCGTCCGGGTCCGCCACGGCCAACTGCTTCTCGATTACGGTGACGGTCTGCTCCTCGTCGGAGCGGGTCAGTACACGAGCCATCGGATCTCCTCTGTCGTCGATGTCCTGCCACCCACCGACCTCCTCGCCGGCGGGCGTCCTACGCTTACGAGAACGCGGCCAGGCTGTTGGCCATCACGCGCGTCAGCCGGAAGGGCCGCGTCACGCCCGACATGCCCGTCGGCGCTGCGGCCACTTCCTTGGCCATGAACGTGACGACCGGCTTGACCTGTCCCGCGCCCGCCAGCCCCAGCGTCATGCCCTGCGGCTCGAGGTAGGGGAACTGGTAGAGCTTGCTGTAGGCCGTCGCGCTGTTGGCGAAGCCGCCCGTGTAGGTGAGGTCGCCCTTCCACGCGCCGGCGATCTCCATCGCGCGGTACATGCTGTTGGCGCTCGCCGTGGTCATGCGCGGGTAGGTCAGCGCCAGCCGCACCGTCGGGAAGCCCGCATCGGCTGGGTAGGTGATGACGTCCTGCCCGAAGACGAACGGTGCATCGTTGACGCGCGTGAACTCGAACTCGGCCTGCTCGATCGTCACGGCGTCCGTGCTGGCGAGCGACCCGCCACTCTGCGCGTTGAGCCGCATCACGCCGTGCTTGCGGAAGACTTTCGTCCCGAAGCCGGGCACCGACATCGAGGCCAGCGTGCTGTTGAAGTTGATCGAGGAGGTGATCGTCGGCTTGGTGCCGAGCAGCCGGAACGACTGCGAGATCACGCCCGCGTTGCCGACGGTCTCCGAGAAGCCGTAGACCTTGGCCGACGTGAGTTCCTGGATGAACGCCGTGAACTGCGAGCCGCCGTACTCCACCGCGAACGTCAGGCCGCGCCCGTCGACTGCCGGGGCCAGGTCGATGACGTGGCTGTAGGCGTTGCCACCCGTGGACGAGACGACCGTCGGCGTCGCCGGCGAACCCATGGCCAGCGCCTCGAGGATGTAGGCGAAGTCCTCGAAGCGGGCATCCTGCTGCAGCGTGATGTCCGGCGCGGTGATGTCGCCGACGCTCGCGTTGCGGTAGAAGCCCTGGTTGAGGGTCTCGTTCTCGGAGAACTGCGGCTGCAGGGTCAGGCCGGCATCGCCGGTGACATGCAGCGCCTTGGTGACCGAGGCGGCGACGTTCCAGGAGTTGGCCCCGAAGACCGAGAAGCCCGCGCGTGAGTTGCGTCCAGTGACTGACATGGTCGTGTCCCTCTACAGAGAGGCCGCGTAACTGAGCGGCAGCGTGATCTGCGCGACCGTGTAGGAGGCGCCGGGAATGGGTCGAACCTGATAGCCCCACGCATCGTCGGTCAGGTCGAAGTCATGCACCTGGCCTGCCCGCGCGACGGCCGCGACCAGGGAGTGCGTCTCGGTCAGCAGCGCGTCCATCGTGCGGGTCGGGTCGCCGTTGTGCGCCCGCGCGACCCACAGGTCGAACGTGTCGTTGCGCGTCTCGTGCCAGTCCAGCGCCCCGACACTTCGGGCTCCGACCTGCACCAGCCGGTAACTGCCGTCGATGACGTCCTGCGGGACGCGGTCGAAGTCGAACGGCGTCGGGGCCGCGCGCAGCCCGAACGGGTTCGCCTCGACGACAGCCCGGACGAATCCGACGATTGACGACGCGACGTGCTCAGCCACGGGGCCTCACGCGCGCTCCCAGACCCACGGCCCCGCGCCCGCCTCATCAGCGGTCTGCGTGGCCTCGGTCGCATCGAGGACGTCATCCTCCGGGTTCAGGTCGAACTCGCCGCCGGCATGGCTCAGCGCCCGCTGCAAGCCGAGTTCGGCCTGGTTCGCGTACCAGTCGGCCCGCGTGTCCCACGGCCCATCGGAGGACGTCGGCGCGGCGCGGAAGATCAGCGCCAGCGTCTGCATCGTCACAGGGCCAGAGAACAGCGACCGCCGAATCACCGCCACCTGCGGCAACACCGCGTTGGCCGTCAGCGCCGCCGTCACCGTGACCCGCGCCCAGTACCGCGCCGGGCCCGTGCTCACGACGCGCGGCACCCAGTCGCCCGGCACCTCCCACGTCAGGGCCCCGCCCCGCGAGAAAGCCGGCCCGACACCCCACGGCGGGGCGACGTCGCGCACGGCCCACGTATCGAGCCAGAGCGCCACCCGGGCCGTCGCCGTCGCGGACGAGGGCGCATCCTCCACCCGCAGCGACAGCCCGCGGAACGGCCGGTCATGCCCGACGTAGAGCGCATCCGACGTGCCGGTCAGGATGCTGCCGACCGCGACGTTCGTGCTCCCATCCAGCGGCGTGTACGTGCTGCCGGTGTAGCCGACCAGCGCCGCCGGCGCATGGCGCGTCCTGAGCCGGTCGGGGTCGTAGCCGCGCGACACCAGCGCGGGGAACAGCCAGTCCTCGAGCGCCTTGGCGCGCTTGTCCTGCCACCCCGTGACCGCGAACTGCGTGAGGATGGTCGGCTCGTACGCGAGCAGGTCGTCATCCGCCACGAGGTCGTTGGGGTTCCAACTCACGCGAGGACTTCCTCACGCGCCGGCGAGGCCTCGGCTTGCGCGGCCGCGACCACGTCCGGCGCCTGATACGGATCGACGTAGAGAGGCAAGGGCGCCATCAGCGCGCCGAGCGGCGCCATGGCCGCCTTGACCATCGCCTCGGCATCCGCGACTGACCGCGTCCAGAACGGCGACGGCTTCGCGCGCCGCCCCTGCAGCCCGCCATGTACCGCCGCGAACGTGAAGTCCACCTGCCACGCCTCCGGCAGCACCTTGAGCGCAGTCTCGTAGAACGGCCGCGCCAACTTCGCCTTCAGGTCGGTTGGGTCCGGGAAGTACGCCTCGAAGTACGCCGCTGCGAAGCGCGCCAGCGCGAGCCCCGACGTCGGAATCGCCCGCCCCTCGAACACGACCTGCTGGATGGTCTCCGTCCCGTAGTAGCGGCACAGCGCGCCGATGCTCTCGGCGTAGGTCATGCGCTGCGCGCCGATCTCGAGCAGCCACGTCGAGAACTCGCGCATCCACAGCACGCGACCCAGTCGCCGATCCGGGAACATCGCCCGGTCACGCACTAAGAGCGGCAGGTTGCGCTGCTGCGACTTGGTCCGGCGGACACCCTCGACGAGGTAGCCGTAGTGCGCGACCTGCATGTCGGTGATGGCCAGCGTCGGCCAGATGTCCGCGTTCCCGTCTGGGCTGGTCTGCGGCTGCTCGTGGACGACGCCCACGAACGACGCGCCCGACCGCGCCGGCGAGAACAGGCGCACCGGCTCGTCATAGAACCGGTCGGCGTCGAGCTGCAGGTGCTGCTGGCGGACGGAGTAGCCGGCGAAGTACGGCGTGTGGAGGTACTGGCGCACGGCCGCACTGCCGACCACCTGCTCGTCGGCGTCGACCCAGAGGTGCCAGTCGCCCGTGCAGTCGGCCAGCACGCGGTTGCGCGCCTCGCCGAACCCGCCGGGCAGGTCGGCCACATCCGGCAGCGTGATCACCCGGGCGCCGGCCGCCTCGGCAATCGCCTGGACGCGCGGGCCGTCACCGCAGACCCCGATCACGATCTCGTCGGCGATGGCCTGGACCGTGTGGAGGCAGCGCGGGAGCTCGAGCCGGTCGCCCTCGCGGACGATCATCCCGACCGACAGCCACGGCATCGGCCGCGTCGTCAGCACGCGCCGCACGAGGTCGCGCTCGCCCACCGGGGCATCGGTGCCATCGGTCGGTAGGTCGTAGCTGACCACCCAGTGCGCACAGCGATGGCCGCGCGGCGTGTACCCGACGGGCAGCACACCGATCTCGAAGCCGGGCTGCGCTCCGAAGAACGCCTGGACGTCGGCATACGTCAGGTGGTGGACATGCCCCCGCTTCACGGGCACGCCCTCCGGGAGCAGTTCCGTCCACGGCCCGTGCGGCATCGTCCACAGGACGCGCGCCCCGGGCAGGAGCACTTCGTGGAGATCACGGATCAGGCTGGGCGCGTTGGCGACGTGCTCGAGGAACTCGCCACAGAACGCGCCGTCGAAGCCGAAGCCCTCCGGCAGCGCTTCTCCCGGACGCGCCGCCGCGAGGCAGGACACGTCATCGGCGAAGTCGTACACCGGCACCTGCCGGAAGGTGACCCGCTTCTCTACGCCGGCGCGCTCGGCGGCCTCCCTGGCACTCGCGATGTTCTGGGCGCTGTAGTCGAGGCCCACGACGCGGACGCCGGGATCCATCTGCGCGAGCGCCAGGGCGAACGCCCCGTTGCCGCAGGCCACGTCGAGCACGGCCAGCCGTCCCACGAGCCGACGCGCGGCGTCGCGGATGCGCGGGCTGTGCGCCGCTTCCTCGAGCGGATCCGGCATCGCCCGTGCGCCGTAGTCCTCCGCCGTCTGGTCCTGCCCGGCAATCACGCGGTCGCAGAACGCCTCGGCCGCGGTGTCGCCGATCTCGCGCGCCACGATGCGGGCGGCGACGTGCTCGTCTTCCTGCAGGAGCTGCCGCAGCACGCCACGGGTGTGCGCGTGGTAGCGGTCGCTGAAGGTCTCGACCAACCAGTCCGTCCAGTCCTGCGCGATAGCGTCGTAGGTGTAGCCGGCAACGTGCGCGCGGCCCTCGGCCACCCGGTGCGCGACCTCGTCACTCACGGTGGTCAGGAGCCGCGTGACTTCCGCGACCGAGAGCGCCTGGTAGTCCGGCGTACTGGCGTCGCCGCCGAGCAGGATGCCGTGAGGCACGGTCTCCGGCAGGGCGCCCTTCGCCGAGCCGACAAACACCGTCCCGTTGGCCTGCGCCTCGATGGCCGCGATGCAGGACGTCTCCGCGAAGTCGACCACGCCCGGGTACCACATCACCTCCGAGGAGGCGATGAGCCGATACAGGTCGGCCTTGCCGAGCCCGCCCGGATGCACGACGATGCCGCCCGTCTCGGCCTGGACGGCGGCGGTGCGGCGGTCGAAGTCGGCGCACATCTGCGCGACCCCGGAGCCCTCGCCGTCGTACATCGACTGGTAGCGCGTGACGTGGAGCTCGGCGTGCGGCACCGCGGCCTTGAGCGCCGGCCACATCTGCAGCAACGGCGCGAGCCCACGCTCCGGGCGCGTGATGTAGCAGACCCGCCCGGGCACCTTCTCGACGTCGGTCGGGACGTGGGCCGGGTCAAAGCCGTTGCGGGTCACGTACGCCGGCATGCGCGCGAGGTCGGGGCAGGCCCGCTCCCACTGCTGCCGGTGGTAGGCGCTGACGTAGGCTAGCGCATCGATCTGCCAGAGGTGGGACACGACCGCGGCGGGGTCGCCGGTCAGCATGTCCTGATTCCAGAGGACGCGGTAGCTGGCGCGAATCACCCGCCGGAAGACGTGGGCCATGCGGAGCGAGACGAACACGTCCGGCTCGACGACATCGCACCAGTCGTACAGCGCCGCATCGTGCGGCCCCGCGTCGTGCCAGGTCACGCCGTCGGCATCGACGCCCGCCGCATCCGGGGCAAGCTGCTGCGCGTGGACGTGGACCGTGTGGCCTCGACGCGCGAGCGCCCGGGCCAGGCCGAAGCAGGCCGACTCCGACCCACCGAGCGACGCGCGGCCATCGCGCTGGTCGAGCCCGATCGGCACGGAGCAGACATACATCGCGACGGTCAAGCGCATCACGCGACCCTCGCGGACTTCTTGGCGGTCTGGGCCTGCTCGAGGTCTTCGAGGCGGGCCAATTGGATGGCGAGATGATCCAGCCACGCGCGATAGCGGGCCTCGCGGATCTCGCTGATGGACTTCACGCGGCGCATTTCTTCGAGAATCGGATCCATGGCGTCACGTCCTCCTCGTGAGTACCTGGGGAAGAGCCCCGGCGCGACCTCCCCGCCGCGCCGGGGTACTGCGGAACGACTCGCCGCGCGTCAGACGCGCAGGCGGGCCATGGCATTCGGGTGATGGGCCTCGATCGTGTACTCGCCGACGAGCATCGCCTTCTCGCTATCGCCCGTCTTCGCCAGGCCCGGGATGTACCCGAACCGACGGAAGGGGACGACCTTGACGCGCTCACGCGGGACGAGCAGGAGCTCGGTGGCCGGCATCGCCCGGCTGTGGAACACCTCGGCGCTGCCGAACGGGCCGGTGTAGGTGCGGACGACCCGCTTGTACACCTCGCGCTCGTTCGTGTCCTGGACCTTGGTGTCGTTCAGGTCGCTGATGTTGCGGAAGAACGTCCGGCCGGCGACGATGGCCCACGTCTCGGACGTCGACGCGCCCTGCTGGAAGGCCTGCTCCCAGATGTCGCCGATGTACCGGTGCGGGTTGGTCTCGAAGCTGTTGGCCGCGACGGCGCTGTTGATCGTGGTGATGAAGCTCCGCAGGCCCTGCATGGTGCGGGTCTGCGCCGACGTGCCGAGCGAGTTCGTCGAGTTGAGGATGCCGCGCACGACTTCCTTCTCGAGCGAATGCAGCGCGTCGATGGGCGTCTTGGCCACCGCGTCCATGAACCGGTTGTCGCCGTAGACGGCCTGCTCGAGTTGGCTGCCCGACGCCGACAGGTCGATCGCGAAGTAGCCGACCGTGTTGCTCCGGCGCACGCCGAGCCGCTGCGTGTTCGCGCCGCTGTGGTCGCGGCCTTCGAGGGCGGCGTAGCCGCGCACGTAGAGCTGTCCACCCGGGGCCAGCGACCCGACCGCCCCGCCGCCATACGCGCGGTTGGCCGCGACCGTGTTCGGGCCGAGGATGGAGGCCACCTGCATCACTTCGGGCGCAGCCGACTCGTTCTCCAGCAGTGTGCCGACCGTCAGGGCCAGGCCGAGCCCATTCACGCCGATGGTCGTGATGGTGTTCAGCGAGTTGACCGCCACCGACGCGGTGACGTAGTTCGGCAGCATGAAGTCCTCGACGAACTCGTGCTGGATGCCGCGGGCGGTGATGCCGCTCTCCCCGAGAAAGTCGAGGAAGGGCGTCTCCTTGGGCATCAGGCGCGCGAGGATGTCGCTGACGTCGTCCTGGGCGAGATTGGCGGTGATGAGGTCGTACGTGGTCTGCGGCATCGCTGCTCCTGGTTACGGGCGCCCTCCTGAGCGGAGCGACGCGAGTTCTTCGAGGTCCTTCCCGGTCGGGCCGTTCCGCGCGATGCGGTCCAGAATCGCGGCGCGCTTGGCGTCCGTCGTGGTCTGCCCGGTCGTCGTGCCAGTCGTCCCCGTGCTCTGCCCCCCGCCTCCGCGGCGGTGGTGCGGCTTGCTGGCCAGGTAGTCGATGACCAACTGGCTGATCCCGCCCGAAAGCGGGTCGCCGTGGGCATCGAGCACCACGGGCGCGTAGTCGTCGTCCTGCTCGTCCAGCCCGACCCGGCGTGACAGCAGTTCCACGAGCTCGTCGAGCGATTCCTCGCGGGCCCCGTGCTGCACGGCTGCGGCGCGAATCGTGGCGTCGACCTGCCGGCGCGCTTGCTTCTCGGCCCGCTGCTGGGCCTTGGTCGCGCGCTCGTCGCGCTCGGCCAGTTCCTGCGCGTGCTTCTCGGCGGCCTTGGCGCGTTCGCGTTCGTCGCGCTCACGGCGCTTGGCGTCCGCTTCCTCGAAGCGCTTCTGCCGCACGAGATCGGCTTCCTCGAGTTCCGCGATGCGCCGCTGGGCGGCGTCGTACTCCTGCGGGTCGATGCCGGTCTGGGTCGGCGGTGCGGGTGCGGCGGCCTTGGCGCGGCGCACGGCGTCGGCGATCCGACTGTCGAAGAACTTCTGGAGCGGTTCGGGGAGCGCCCCGATCTTGCCGTCCGCGTCCAGAGGAACCGTGAGGGCTGCGCCCCCGGGGTTGTCGTCACTCACGAGACTGCTCCTGTACTCACGCCGTCAGGACCGGCTGGGGTCTGCGCGGCTTGCGCCGCCGCGCGGGCTGGAACTACGACCGGGAGAACGCGCGGCGAATGCCCGCGTCCAACACCGTGGCGATGTCGCGCATCTCCGCAGCGGTCAGGCCCAGGAACGGGCGGCGCACCTTCGTGCGACCGGCGCCGGTGACCTGGTGGTACAGCGCCTTCTGCTGCGGACTGACCCGCCGTGACCGTTGCACCAACGTGGGGCCCGATCGTCGACGTGCCATGCCTGCGGTCCTCGCTGTGTCACAGGATGCGGCGCGAGCGGATGGGCCTGTAGGACCACCACGCGCGAGGTGGGCGCGTCAGCGTGTCCATCCGAGCGTCACGCTGGCGTCGGTGACCTCGATAATCTGCAGGGCGTTGAGCATGTCGCCGCTCAGCGTGAGGTTGACCGTGCCCGATCCCGCGTACCCGGCCTTGGCTTTCGCCGTCGCGTAGCCGTCCGAGTACGGGGCGAACGGCTGGCCGTCGGCATCACGCCCTTGGCGGGTGCGCGCCTGGATGATGCGGATCGCCATCAGGCCAACCTCGCGCATCACGGCGGCATCGGTGAGGCGACGAGTGGCGAGCGGGACACGGCGCTGCGGGATGATCGGCATGGCGTACACTCGTTCAGCGGGAGAGTCGGGGATGTAGCTCAGACGGTAGAGCAGCGGTTTGAAGCGCCGCGAGCGGGGGTTCGATTCCTCCCGTCCCCGCCACCTACGAGGCCCGGCGCGTGCGTCGCCCGGCCACCCGCGCGGGACGCCGCGCCAACTCCGCAGCCACTTCCTCCACGCGGCCATCGGTCCCCTGCAGCGCGGCTGCCGGGTCGAACCGCGAGATGGGCGCCCACAGGTGGCGGCAGTTGTACCCACCTCCTGTCACGAACGTGTTCGGCAACTGCCCGTTGTCCAGCGCGTCGATCTCGGCGCGCGCGTAGACCCGCCCGACGTGGCGCAGGCAGAACGGCCGGATCACGTCATCGACGGGTCCGACGAACACGTAGAGGGGAGCGCCGCTGTCGGTCGCGGCATCCCCGGGCACGGACGGCACGGCTTGCACGCTGAGCCGCTGGACGATGCTCACGTTGGTGTCGTACAGCGTGGCCGCACGGGCCTGCTCTCCGTCCAGCACCGCCGCGAGCTGCGACAAGAGGGCGGCGGGCGGTTCCGCGCCAAGCGTGCCGCGCACGGTCGCCCGCCAGAGCGCCGTCGCGACCACGTCCCCGTGGCCGAGGATGTCGAGCCGCGCGGTCTCGCGCAGGGCCTTCAGCAGCGCGGCCAGGAAGGAGGGGCGGCCAGCCGTCTCGAAGGCGAGGGCGCGCCGGTATGCCGTGCTCGTGAGCCCCAGCCGCCGCAGCGTGCGCGACACAGCCGCAGAGGCGGCCACGGTCGCGAGGTCGTCGTAGCCGGCCTCGACCAGCAGTTGGCGTAGGGAGGTGCGGGTGCGTCCGAGTCGTGCGGCCGTGAGCGCCGCCGTCGCTTGGCCGGCCTCGGCGTCAGCCAGCAGGGACGGCAGGCGGCGCTCGACGCGCCGGAGCACATCGACCAGCGCCTCGACGAAGCGGCGATTGAGGGCGTCGGCGTCGCGCGCCAAGGTCCGCGCCAGCGCCTGCCACTGCGCCGGAGTGCGGGCCACTACGCGGCCTCGGCGTCGTCAGGGGGCGGAGGCGGCACGACCGGATCCGCCGGGTCGACGGAGGCGTCGTCCTGCGGGTCGTCGTCCTCGGCATCGAACCGCGCGGCCATCGCGCCGATTGCGGCCTCCCGCGCGGCGGCCGGCGATGGCTGGGCCTCGAGTTCCTGCCGAATCTGTCGCTGAACCTGCGGGGTCGCGTCCGGGAGGAACGACGGGATGAGCCGGGAACTGTGCTCGACGCGGAACGTCTGGCTCTCGCCGAGCGGGAGCGACAGCGCCGCCTGCGCCTGCGCCAGCACCTCGTCGAAGGACGGCTCGTCGAAGGACTGCGGGTACGACACGGTCGGCGTCTCCGCCTTCCACTGCCGCTCCCACTGCTCGCCGTACGTCCCGCGGTACCAGAGTTTCGCGATGGCGAGTTCGGCGTCGGCGAGGCGGTCGACATAGCCGGAGAGCGTCGTGTTGTAGTCCTGCCGCTTCAGGCGGCGGGCCTCGGCCGTCTCCGCCGCGCGGCCGTCGTCGTCGAGCGGGACGGTCGTGACGCGGAAGATGGTGCGGATCAACTGCGTCCGCTCGGCCTGGTACGTCGTGACGTTCTCGGCGTTGGCGCTGATGTACTTCGCGTCCAGCGCGGAGAACAGCACGTTGGCCGTGCCGGTCGTCTGGCCGAGCATCGCCATGGCCTGCTCGACGGAGATGGCCGTGCCGCTGCCGTCCGCCTTGGCGCCGAGCGGGATGTTGAGGATGCTGAAGGTCTGCTTGCGCAGGAGTTCCCGCAGTTCGGACGTCAGGTTGTAGAGGTCGATGTAGAGCTTGGGGTCCGACAGTGCGGACTGCCCCAGCACCGACGTGCGCGACCGACGGTGGGCGTACAGAGGCACCACGGGGAGCGCGCCGAAGTTGTGCGCGATGTCCCGGTCCGACTCGCCTGGCTCACTGACCGTCGTGCCCGTCGCCGTCACGCGGTAGACGCGGAACCGTGGCAGCTCGGCGTCATCCAGGTCGGCGCGCGGGAGCGCCTCGACGATCTTCACGGCCGTCAGCGCGCCATGCAGGTCGAGCCAGTCCGGGACGGCGCGCGGATCGTAGCCGCGCAGGACGAGCGGGGCACGGTCGGCCGCGGTGGGGCCATCGTCGCCAGCCCGGTCCATCAGCAGGTACATCCAGCCGAACGTCAGGGCGTCGCGGTAGCTCTCACGCAGGAAGGCATCGAGGGTGCGCCCGCCGCCATCGACATCACCCGCGGCCCACGTCAGGTACGGGTGCGACTCGATGGCCTCGCCGTTGCTCCGCAACACGCGGCGCTGCGCCGGCTCGCGGAACACGCCGTCCAACTTGAGCTTCAGGATGACGTCGGCGAGGTTCTCGTAGCGGGCCAGCCGGCGGCGCTCGAGCAGCTTCTTCGTGGGCCGCTTGGGGACGTCCTGGTCGTGGTCCAGCCACTCGCGTGGGTGCGCGACGAGATGCTCGCCGGTCAGGAAGCCGCCCGCGCCATCCGCGACGTCGGCAAGCTGCTGCCAGATGGGAGCCCAGAGGTCGTAGAGCGGGTGGGTCCGCTGCGTGTCCGCCCCTTGGGCGGTGGTCGTGTATGTCGCCATCGCGCCAGACGCCCCGGCCGGGACTACAGCGAGAGGAGGTTCGCCGCAGGATCAGGATGGGGCGGCGTGTCAGGCGGGCGTAGGACCACCCGGCGGCGCGACCTGCGAGGACACGGGGACCAACTCGCCGATCCCGTGCTGCTCGTAGAGCGCGTCCCGGATGGCCTCGCTGAGCGACATCTCCTCACGCAGGGCGATGCGCAGGAGGTGCTGGTAGTCCGAGGCGTGGAGACGAAAGCGCACCACGACGCCGGAGCGGCGGAGGCTCGACGCGGGGCGGGCGCTGCTGCTCATGCCTGTGGGCCCGGGTCTGCCTGGCTGAAGCCCTGTGCCCATCGGGCCCGATCCTCTTCATCGAGCGCGGGAACAGTCATGATCGGGGTTTGCGGCTGGTGCAAGAGCGTCCGCAGTTCGCTCTCTCGCGCCAGCCGCACGAGCGCCTTCGACACGGCCTCCACGGTGAACTCCACATCCACCTTCACTTCCCCCGGCGAGGGCATCAGGAGGTGGACGAGTTCATGGACCAGCGTCTGCTCCGGGTCATAAACCGAATGCCGCGTGAAGGCCGCCGTGTGGTCGTCGATGACGGTGGCGGGGTCGGCGACCAGGATGCAGGCGCTTCGATAGACGTGGTTGAACGAGATCCGCCCCGTCGACATCGGCGAGTCCGCGTTCAGGTGATGCTGTGGGAGCACTCGCACCTCGATGTCCCAGTCCTGCAGGCGCAGCACCCGCTGCCAGTACACCAAGCGTTCACGTAGGGCGTCGGCGGTCATGCGGTCGTCTCCGGCGGCTGTGGGCGGGTCAGGGTGTCGCGCTTCATCGGCAGGTCACGGCCGCACTGCGCGCACATGAAGCGCGGGCCGTCGCGCTGGGTCGAGAGGTTGATGACGGTGCCCGTGCCGCACCGCGGGCAGGCGTCCGGTGGGGTGGGCATCCAGGCCAGGTCGGGGGTGCGTTCATGCCGCCTGCTCCATCGCGGCGCGATACCGCCGCAGCTTCTGCGCCCACTGCGGGTCGCGCATCCAGCGCAGGACCAGCCGGTTCAGCGCAACGTCGCAGGCCTGGCAGACGGCCCGGAACACGTTGCCGTCCGCGCACACCTGCCACTGGTGGACACTCGGGGCGCCGCAGCGCACGCATGGCACGCGGCGGATGCCCCGCTCGGTGTAGGGGGTGCGCCTCACTCCCATCGGTCGATGACGTGTTCCGTGATGACCGGCCCACTGGTCACGCGCACGGTGACGGGCCAGCCCTCCGCGAACTGCAGGCCGATCGC